CATTGAAAAACTTATCGGCCTCCAGGTCCCGCAAGCGTTCGATCGCCTTGAGCTGCTTTTGATGACTTTCGATTTCATCTGCAATATTGTCAAAGCTCGCCTGCTCCTCTTTAGTCCAGGGGACGGCTCCTTTTTCAGTCAACAAGGCATTAGCCGAGTTGGCGAGATGCTCAATCTTGTCGCGCAGTGCTTGAGTGTTTGTCATAGTGCTATTTCCAAAAAAAAGCGCCAACGGCGCAAAGGTTTGAGGCAACCGGCCTCTTCGGTCTGCGCAAAGCGTCAGACAATCGTCAAAATTCGCAGGCGGTTTGCATTGGCTGAGGACATTAAAAAACCCGCCTGGGCGGGTTCGTGAGTGCTTGTATCTATAACTTCTAGCGGTGGCTCTGGTGCTATTTCCGTCTTGGGTGCCTTGGCGAAGGCAGATAAATTCCAGGTGTTAGTCGCTTTCTTACCCTTGTCGATTGCATCGACAAAACCGTGCTCCATGGCCTCGTTTGCCGTGAACCAGGTCTCTGCATCCATCAAAGCGCGGATCTCAGGTTCCTCTTTGCCGGTCTTTTGCACGTAATCGCTGACGATCGCACTCTCGACTTTCTCGAGTACATCCGCGGTGTCGCGAAGAGTCTGCTTATCACCCCAGGCCATGCCACTGGCATTGTGGATCATGAAAAATGCACCGTCTGCCATCACAACCTCATCGCAAGCCAGAGCAATACTGGTCGCAGCTGAGGCACACAGACTATCAATCCGAGCGACCGTTTTCCCTTTGAAAGCAGAGAGCGCGGCCATGATTGCGCGCCCTTCAAATACATCTCCACCTGGCGAGTTGATATGCACATTCAGGATTTTGGCTGCACCAGCTTGCGCGATCGCCTCAATCACTGAAAGCGCAGATACACCCCAATCGGCGCTGATCATGTCGTAGAGGTAAATCGTGGCGGTATCGCCTGCGACGTTTACTAAATTAGTGAACTGCTTGGGCCGTTCCGCGTTATCGCGGTAGAGCTGCATAATTTTGTTCATTCTGCTGTTGCCTTGGCTAATTGTTCCGTTTTGGGCTGATTCATGTTGGGGTTGAATAGCTCACTCGCGTTACCCCCCATCGGTTTATGACCCTGCTTTCGCCGTATCTCATCAGGCGTAAGCCACCCCATACCAGAGCCTGGACCACCCAAAGCTGCACGGTTGTACTCGGCCTGAGCTTTAGAGTCACCCTCGATCAGTGCATCACGATCAAAGCGTAGAAACTTACCGCTGTCTCTCGGAAACAACTTACGATTCAACTCTTGCTCGATCTTGCGCAAGTGCGGTTGCAAGGTATAGGTCACAAAGCCACGGCTCATCGACTCAATCCCCGAGCCCCACGAGGTTGAGCCAGACGTCTCCCCAATCATGTGAGGAGGCACGCCAAACGCCCTAGCAATGTCGATCACCTGAAACTGTCGGGCTTCAAGCAACTGACTGTCCTGGGCTGATAGGCTGAGCTCTTTGGCAGTAATACCCTCAGTCAACACCAGTGGCAGTCGGTGAAAATTCTCAGAGCCCGAATACTTGGCCGCAAACGCAGCCTGTAAACCTTCAATCTGAGTCTGGCTCATCTTGACCGCAGTATTGAGAATGATGGACGGGTGCGCGCCGTTTTCAAAAAACTTACCAGAGTACGAATCCATGGCCAGCGCATTGCCCACCGCCGAGCGTGCGGCATAGCTGATAATCGATTGCGACCTGAGCCCGTCAAAGCCAAAACCTGCGAAGTGCAAGACTTCAGAAGGTTCAAGCCAAGTGGTAATGCCATGGTCTGGGATCGATAAGTAATACCGAACCTGGCCGTCAGTCATTCGGATCGGTGAGACAGCACCCCACGGCAGTGGCAACAACTCACGGATCGAATTGTTAGAGCCGCGCCGAATCCAGGTATACGAATCTCCACGCAATAGCTGGCCAACACTCACCCCTTCCCAATGAGAGGCCGCCGTGAACTGCGCGCTGGGTTGCTCGTTCAGTTTGTACCAAAGATCATCGCGTGGCATCTTGACCGGAATCTCGCCATCGGTGCAATAGCAGTCGACCGGCAAAGTCATGATCGCGCCAGAGATCCGTTGCACGCACGCAAAGACTGCAGCGACACGCATCGCGGATAAAGGTGTCACCATTTGGCCTGCAGCTGAACCGACAAGTCCGAAAGACTGCAAAACGTCTTCTGAATACTTCGTTTGTGAAACCACTGTATTGTGAGCTCGCACCTGTCCCTTGCCCAGACCTAGCGACCGGGCAATTGCAGACAGGATGCTCATAAACTTACATAACCTTGATCAATCGTCCCGACACTCGGGTTCAAACTCAGCAGCGATACTGCGTTAAACATAGCCATCAGTGGGTCAATCTTTGCAAACCCCGCGGCTTGCTTGGTAATCGAGACAGCATTGCCCTTAGGCTCAATCTTTGCATTACCCACGCACCAAGACATTAGGGGCTGCCCACCATGTACTAGTGCTCCTTCGGCTAACTTGCGTTCGGCCGTCTTGATGGCACCCGTCATTTTCCAGCCCTGCGAGATACCGATAATTTTGTCCTCGGTGATACCCACGTCATGCAAGGCCTCAATAATTCCACCCAAACCATGCGGATCAACGCCTATTCGGTCCAACAAACCAGCATGTTCAACTTGCGCCACGAGCTCAGCAACATCTGTCACGTCATCGCCAATCTGTTTCACCAACGTTAAGTCACCGTCTTTTGCAAAGTCTTTAAACCGTGGTGCCTCAGCCTTCCGTCTTTCCATCACCGACGGGTGAGCCCAAGCATGCGTCCAGAGCATCCAACGATGCGTCTGTCTTTGCCGGCCGAGTACGGCAAGCCCCAACAGATCATCGAGGCCACCGCCATCGATACCAATATCAATCACCTCGCACTCATCGATCAGCGACTCAAGCGTGAGACCTGGCAATGACTGCACTTCCCAGAAATCAGCTCCCGCCCACCGATCTGAGCGCAGGTTCATGCCGATCTCGACGTTCAGGTGCTTGGCAAGAAACCCACGCATGGATTCTTCGCCGTCGTTCTCAGCCTTCTTAAACTCACGTTCGAGAAACTCGCGATCAACTGAGAAGCCCATATTCGGGTTCACCATCGCAAAGTTCTCAGGCTTGCGGTGCTCACCCGAGGCAATCATGTCCTCAGGGAACTCGTAAATCACCGGCACAAAGCGCGGATCAAAAATCTTTCCATCGCGCACATCACGCGCATATTTCAGCTTCTGCCTGAAGACCCCGGCTGGAGGATCATCAGACTGGGTGGTGAGCCAGATCACAAAACCCTCAGGCCTCGAGGCCAGACCACCCGTTGCCTCTCGAAGCATATTTTCTGCATTCGCAACCTTGCCAAACAGCCAGGCCTCATCGATCAGCACCCCGACCGCTTTCTTGCCGCCGACCGTATTCGAATCCGCCGCGACTACCTTCAGGCCACCTCCCACCTCGCGGTGAGTGATTGTCTTGATATGGGTCTGCACGTGCATGAGCGCATCGAGCTCATCATCTTTCTGGACCATATCCCGCGACGGTGCAAAGCTGTTGTTCGCAATCTCAACCGTCGGTGCCAGAATGATGAACTCAGCAGAGTTTCGCCAGTTCCGGATCAGCGCCGTCAGCATGATGGCCGCCGCGATCGTCGACTTTGAATTCTTTTTAGGCAGACAGACAAACCATTCAGTGATGAGCCGTCGCCCTGACTCGGCATCGTAAGACCCGAAGATCGAGGCCGCCAGATCAAACACCCAGGGCGCACACGCCTCGCCAATCGTCGGGCTATTCGGTGCATCAACAATCCGCAACTCTCGCATCACTGCTAGACCTGCCTCTGCCTCGGCTGGAAAGATTGGCGCCGGGATGATCGTTTTACCCGCGCGCAACCTCGCCGCCCAGTCTGGGCATGCCGTACTAATTTCCTTCAATTATTTGACCAAACGCAACGGCGGTGCTGCCGCTGAAAACTTACCGGCCCCGGCGCGCTTTGCCGAGTTGAGGCGTTCATCTTTCTTGCCACCCTCACCTAGCTTCTGGTGCACGAAAGGCAATAGTGCCTTGGCCGCATCCATCCTTAGGCGCGGATCCGCTAAATCGTCATTCATCACGTTGAGGAGAAACTGTTTTGGATCTTGATCGCTACCGGCAGTTGCCGCCTTCGACATTTCAGGTGGCGGTTTAGGCTTGCGCCCAGCGCCAGGACGAGCGCCACCGGTGCCTGGCCGCGCACCGCCGCTCTTACCCTTTACCCCTGCCATTTGATGATTTCTCTTTAAAACCGATTTTTTTCTACGAATGAGGAGAGTGTGGTTTACAGCAAAAGATCATTTTGAACTTTTACCCACCCCCTTCCTTCATTCGATCTCAACTTGAGCGTCGCTCTGAAGCCTCTCTCGTCGTTTTAATCTTGTGATCTTCCGTACAGATCCACTCTCTGTTTGAATCGCTCTCAGCGCCTCCCTGACAGAGCGGGACTATATGCTCCAGTTCGTCACCATATCTCACTCGGCCATTTCGCTGACACTCTGCACAGAGCCTTGGGTGCTTACGTTCAAACCGCTTCATAATCGCGTACAAACTGTTCCCAGTGATGCGAGTCGTAGCCAGACCTCGTTTAACGCTCGACTCATCTAACGTCGTGAGGATTGTCTTGAGTGTCTTCAAAGTGCTTTACTCGGATAGTCTGAGAGCCTGTTGTGTCATGGGCTAAACCACAAACACTGGGCATAAAAAAACCCGCAAAGCTCTTTTAGGCTTAACGGGTCTGAGTGCGTTTATTACAGACGTGAGCTGTCGCAACGAATGAATTATCACATGCAAATATGCTGAGTGTAAAGTTGGTGTTCATCTGCATCTGAATCAACTTTGCTGAGCGCTAATCCACTCAATTTTTTCCTTTAATAATCATTCTCCTCCAGCTCCGTCCAGAATCACATAGCCATCCACATATCAAAACCTTAGCCAATCAGCAACGCAGTTGTAAAAAGCATTTGCTGACAACATAAAACCATGCCAAGGAAATGTGCGAAGAAATACGAAGCTATGTAGAGAAAAAAATACCCAAGGAACCCAACTTTCAATGTGCGAAATAGGGCGATATAGTTTTGGATTTTTTCCTCGTTGAACCGCATCCCACTCCGCATCATATGGACTGATCGGCAACCGCTTTTCAATGTCCTGAACAACTTGCCATTTGGCAGAATTGAGGTTGCGGTATGACAGAATGATGTTGTACCAAAACAGTGTGAGAGTGCAGCCGGACAAAGCTAGCAACCACATATATTCTGGGTTTGCGTTTGTCGTTAGATATCCGACGAATGCAAGGATCGCTGAATTTACGCTAAGAAAATATGTATTTGCGGCGATACGTCTTTGACTGATTCGGTCTGCCATTTCCACATATAACTTGTACTGATCAAGTAAGTGGGAGTGCCATTTTTCATTTTTTGGATAGGAGGCGTCTTCTTCTATTTCATTCCACAGTTTAGAATTCGGTTTCGCCACGCTCATCTTGCACCGCCAATCAGGTTTTTAAGATTGTCCCAATTCCATTTATATATTTGGTCTGAGGTTTTCGCTGACGTGGGCTTAACGCAATTCTTCCCATTTCGTCCCCATAGTAAAAAGTAAGGCTTATTTTCTTCTTGAGCAATCGTCAATTCAACCGAGACACCAGATGCTGTCTGGGTATGGGCTCCACAAATTATTAGTACTTGGTCGACACTACGAATTCGAGTACGTACTTTCGACTTCCAGTCTCCGGTCATCGGTGCCTTGACGGACCAATCAGCCAGCTCAAATGGTGAATCCGGATTTTTAGACTGCCCAACAAGAAGATTCCTAAGGTCTTCGTCGTGATCGAAGTCAAAACTGATAAATATTCGTTTCTTAGCCATAAAGTATCCATTACCGTATTGAGGGGTATGCACCTTCTGATTTCAAAAAAAATGAAATTAGAACAGCCTAAAACTCCAACATGCCCTCAGAGTAACTCGTTAAGATCTGGCTATCAAGATCGAGTTACAACGCGTTGCGAACAATAAACTTTGTCAAAAAGGTCGATCATGAATAGCGGTAATCTTTGGGTAATAGACTGCAACTCACCAATAGCGGAAACATAAGCTGCTTAGCCTCGATGTAGAGCGCATGCGTAGCCTCAGGCGTGAGTCGAGGATTCTTAAAAACCGCTTGGCCAACGTAGCGATTTGCAGCATGGATCCCAACAACAGACTTATGCAGCGGACTAAGCGTGTCAATGCAAGCCTCAACCTGCCTTGCCTGCTCAGCCGCAATCCTAGCGTCAATTTCTTCCGCATCAGCATAGATATCACTTGACTCTAAGCATCGAGCGTAAATGGCCGCTCTGGGTGCACCGAGGGGTGGACGGTAACGCATCGTCCAGGCGTACCAAACCTGCAGCAGGTCCTCGACTTGTGCGGATTGATCCTCTGTCATTGGCATTGTCACTTCACTGCGCTTACTTGTGCTCACTCTGTCTCCGGTGGTACGTACTGGCTGATAAATACTCGGCATTTGCCGCCCTTAACCACTGGCATCCAAGTCCCTGACCATTCCTTGAACAAACTGTCATCCTCGATGCACTGCGCGTGGGTAAGGCTGTCCCAAATTGCTTTGAAGGCGAAGTTATCGCCATCGCGACGGCGCTTGTCTGGTGGGTACAGCTGCACGCCGTAGGACAGGAATCCTTCGGGGGCAGCCAATTTGTGCCGCTTGACGTATTCCGACACCTGACGGCGGAACAGCAAACCCTTTGCGTTGATGTACATCCGTCCTCTCGCCTTACGCCAGTAGGTGTTCAGGCTCGGAGGGAAAGGCAGCTCAAGAATAATCACGCCTTAAGTGCCTTCAGCAGCGCCTCTCTGTCCACGCGGTGGTACCTCTGCAAGTAATCGAGCGCACCCTCTTGCTTGGCACGGCTCGGCCTGAAAGACCGGATAAAAGCAATGCGGCATTTTTCGCATTCGCGCAGGTAGTAGACGCAACCGTGCTTGTGCGTCATTGCAAGTAGATCCCAGTCAGCATGAACACAACAAAGCTCAGCAAAATGAACAAGTAGATGTTTTGGAAATTCATGCTGCCCCCCTTTCACTCAAGGCGTTTTGGTACGCTTTAATTTGCAACAGACTTAGCTTTTGTCCTTGCTCGTGCGCTGCTTTGAGCTTCTTTGCCCAGCGGCGGTAGTCAACGCACCTGTTGTCAGTTCCCGGCGATTTAATGGTTTCGCTCACCATCTTGCGTAGGTGCTCGGCCACCAAAGACTCCTCAGCCTTTGGTGCCGGCAGCAATGCTGGCGAAATAATCGGTGCCTGTCTGCAAATCGCGCGAAACTCTTGCGCAGTTGGAGGCTTGCTGTCGGGCAGATTAGCCAAGCCGAAGGCAATAGCCTCTGGGTGGTCGACAAAGCCTCTCAGGCACTCCGACCAGTCAGTTTTGATCTTCGCTATGGGCATGCCTTCCCAACGCCCGAGGAAGTCCCGCCCGAAAGCGATACTCAGCCGATCAAACAGCGCGTCGACCCATTTCGAGGGTAGGCTCATGCGATCCTCGCAGCATGCGTTTGCATGGGAGTAATGTCGATCACATTTCTATCGTTCGCAGAGCGCAGCCCAGAGGCCTCCTCGTACCTGAGCCGCATTGATCGCTGGTAGACCGTTTCAGTCGGAAGCTCCGAGTGCACAGGCTTTGAAGGCGTTTTCAGCCAGTTCGGATCAAACGATGCCCAACCTCTGGCACAACAAATTTCCAAAGCCTCCTGAAATCCGTAGCCACCCTTTTCGGCACCAGTTCTCAGCAATCGCAGAGCGGTTTCAGTCAGCGGAAGCTTTCGCGCTTTTCGCACTTGGAGGAAATCCGACCAAACAGTGTCGGATACATCAGACGGCTTGGCCGTCTGGTTTTTTGCTTTGGTAGTTTCTTTTTTTTGTTTGTCTTTTATTGGTTCATGGTTATTGGTTATTGGTTCTTGGTTAATGGTTCTTGGTTCTTGGTTAATGGTTGGGACATGAAACGCATCTGATCGTTGATCTGAAATCACATCTAATATCAGATCTGAAGTCTTACCTGATTTCATAGGCGGATCAGATTTCCAACGAGATTTATTGGCTTTTACTGCCCGTTCTGCCTTTTCTTGGTATTTCGATATTTCACGATCGCAGCGTTTGTTTGTGTGACCTTCTTCTGAAATCAGAAAGAAATCAGATAAGACATCGGATACCTCTTGAAGGTGTTCGCGCATTCCAATTAGCCTCGCTACTTTGGCAGGGTCAGTGGGTAGTGCACGCTCGTTTGTGTAGTAGAGGTCTAATAATCGTCTGTAAGCTAGGTCCTCGAGAAGCGAAAGGTGTTTAGTGTGTGCGGCATAGTCGCCAATGTGAAACGGGAAAAAATTCATTTACAGACCTGACCAAATTCTCATAAAAAACGACAGAACATATCGTTCGATTGCGTATGCAGAGCTGCCTCTACAAACTTAAAAATTCATACTTCGTCTAGCGTTATCAAAGCTATCCATGCGTAGTTTTGCGAATAGCGGACGACTAACTTGAGACTTATGATCGTTGCTCTTTCCAACGCAACCAAATAGGGATCGAATATGAAACTCGATTACGTTTACCAATTTCAATTGCTTGAATGGATGGCTGAGACCTACCCAGCGCCTTACAACATCCTCGCGCATACGAACCTTTTTATCGGCGTAGGGAGGCTCAAATACATTGCAAACGTCACCTATCTTGAAGCGCACGGACTAATCGATTCTGGGTTGCAGCAATCTCCTACTGGGCATTTGATTGGATCCCCCACCATCACTCACAAAGGTATGGACTACCTTAGCGACGATGGAGGCCTAAGCGCTCATCTAAACGTGGTCAATGTGAGGTTTGTCGACGACGATTTTCGTGAAATCGAGCGAGAGCGGACGAGTGAGGTTGACATCACTCTGCGCCAGAAATTTGCGTGAAATGAAGCCACCGTAAGCCCTCCTTTGACCTTTACGCTTCTTCATATTGAGAGAGTTCGGGCCAAATTAGGACATAATCGTTAGGTCTCATTTCTGAGCGGGTTACCAAACCATCGGTTGCCCTCTCAATTTCAACGCAACGGACTGGGGGTATCGGACGTACGCCGTTCGCCCAGTCCGAGACATCTGAAGCATGGCCGCCAATTGCTTTTGAGAGGCTCGCTATCGAACCCCTCCCTTTAGTTTTTAAGTAGTGCTTTAGATTCATACTTAAATATTAGTGAAACACTAGACGCGTGTCAATAGTGTTTCACTAAACCACAGATACAATTAGTTACTGTGAAATAGAAAAATATGAAAACTTCAGACGAAATACGCCGCGCTCACCTAGTAAAAATTGCTGCAGATCTAGGCAGCATCGTCAATTTGAATCGCGCACTCGGCAGAAAAGAGCGAGACGCAACCTTTAGCCAAATCATTACCGGCGCAGTTGACAGCAAAACAGGTAAGCAAAAACACTTAGGGCTAGAACTTGCCCGAGATATTGAAACCAAACTATCTCTTGAGCGCGGTTTTTTAGATACAGATCCTAGCCTCTGCGCTTGGCCATTTTCAGCTTTCTCTTACGCAGATTATTGCAAGCTTACCGAGAATCAAAAAGCTGTGCTGGAAGAAACCTTGGGCAAATACATGAGCGTTTTTCTTGAGACTCGCCTTTGAGTCAACATGCCTGGACTCTGACTAGCCTACTCAAACATTAGAGCCCGGACCATCACGCATTCTTGAGCGCCCAGCTCCAAGAGCCACCGAGACATGTCTTGTGCGGGCCAGGCCACGCGTCTTTTCGTTGAGACCGACAAAAATATTTTTCTTAAAGCAAAATTAAAATATTTAGCGTTTCACTATTTACTTATAGTTAGTGATTCACTAAAATAACCTTTCTCGCAAAACCGACAAAGGAAACCATGAACTACTTCAATGGCCAAGGGCAAACAAACTTTACGCGTCGATCGTCGCTTTCTGACGGATGGCACCGCGCAAGCGGCTCTTATCGCAAAGGTTCCGAGTCCATCCCTGCCAAGGCTTGGCTGCTTGTTTGCCTATTCGGCACAATCGGCGCGGCCGCACTTCTAGTGGCCTCAGCCGTTGAGTTTGTCTGATGCGTAAGACGGCTTCAAAACACAGAACGAATACGACACCTCCCGCTACCCGTGCGGGATTGCTTACGACCTCCCCAGCCCCTCAGGAGCAAAGAATGAATGCAGTCATCCCCTTTAACGAAATGGAAAGTATGGCCGGCTATATCGTTCGGTCAAAACTCTTCGGCGCAAAGGATGAACCCCAGGCCATGAGCCTAATGCTGTTGGCCCAGGCAGAAGGCATGCACCCGATGGCTGCGATTCAAGATTTCGACATCGTCCAAGGCCGCCCTGCCCGCAAAACCCATTCAATCCTCGCGCGATTTCAATCAGCAGGTGGCTCTGTAGCGTGGGAAGAGGTCACTGGCACACGCGCTTGCGGTGTGTTCAGTCATAAGCAGGGAGGGTCACTGCGCGTCGAGTGGACCTTTGAGCAAGCTAAACGCGTCGGTTTAACCGGCAAGGACAACTGGAAAAACTATCCTCAGGCCATGTTGCGCGCTCGTTGCATTGCTGAAGGAATTAGGGCTGTGTTCCCTGGCGCGATTGGTGGCATGCTTTCAGTTGAAGAGGCTCAAGACATTACGATCGCGCCTCCGAAGGATATGGGCATGGTCACACCGGCTGACAATAGCAGTCTGCGCAGCCACTGGCTTAACGCTGTTGCGAAGACTCAAACGTTAGAAGCCCTTGAATCAGTCTGGAAAGTTGGCCTTGTTGAATTGAAACAGGCAGCCGACGCCGACCTGCACGCCGCATTCAAAGCTGCAGTGCTTGAGCGCAAGGCAGTTCTCAAAAGCCAGGTCATCACGGTTAACGAAGAGGGCAAGATCGAAGAGGCCGCGCTTTGAAATTAATCATTTGTCAGCAGGGAACACCAGAATGGTTTCAAGGGCGCGCAGGAAAGATCACCGCCTCAATGTTCAGCACGGCTTGCGATTATCTTAAGCCAACAAAGTCAGACCCAAGTTTGCGACCAAGCCAGAAAAATCTCGACTACGCCTATCGGGTTGCTGTCGAACAAATTTATGGCCAAACAACTGAAGATACTTACGTAACCTGGGAGATGCGTCGCGGCACAGAACTAGAGCCCCGCGCGCGCATAGCTTACGAAACGCTCACCGGCAATCTGGCCGAGGAGTCAGGCATCGTCATGACCGATGACGAACTGTTTGCTTATTCGACTGATGGCCTTGTCGATGAGGACGGCCTGATTGAAATTAAAAGCCCGAACTCAGCCCGAAAGATCGTTGAGATGTGGACAACCGGAGATCTCTCGGAATACGTGCATCAGATCCAGGGCGGCCTTTGGCTAACCGGTCGCAAGTGGCTCGACTTCATTATGTACGCCCCTCAACTTGAAAGCGTCGGCAAAGACCTGTTTATCAAGCGCATCGGCCGCGATGAAGAGTTCATTGCAACGATGGAGCAGCAGCTCTGGGACTTTGCCAAACGTGTTCAGTCGCACGTTGCAATGCTCAAGGAGGCAGCTTGAAGCTAACAAAGCGCCAACATGACCTTGTTGAATTTTGCAAAGGTGGCAAGACAACGCTAGAGGTTTGTGATCAGTTTGAGGTCTCCCCCACTACTGCACTTAAATATTTAGTTCATCTAAGGGAGTGTAAGTTGATTGACAAGATCAAAACTCAAAGGACTCAGATAGGTGCGTCCTACTGCCTGTATGTAGCGGTTGGGTCTGAGCCAAATCTCAACCGTTGCCTTAAAAAAATAAATCCAAATTCAAAAACAATGGAAAAGTCTGAAAGCTTTATCAACAAGGCACTTATTAGAGCTGCACACAATCCTTTTAATTTGCATTAACAGGGTTCATTAGTAACAAATTGAAAAAGTAGAGATCGACCCTCTACCAAGCAACAAGAAGTGAGTAAGAATGGATATGTTTTTGACTAAGCTAGAACTGATCACCCTAACCGGCCGTGCACTAAAGAGTTCACAAACCGAGCAACTACGCAAGATGGGCATCTCGTTTTTTGTAAATGCTTCTGGTCGCCCCGTAGTGACCAGAGCAGCAATAGAGGGCTCAGGCAAGCGGGCCGAAGCACCAAAGTCGTGGTCACCAAACGCAATCGGTGCGAGAGGATAAAGCAATGGGCAGAAAGCCGAGTCGGAATTTAAATTTGCCTAAGGGTATGCGCGCCCGCATGCAGCGCTCTGGCACGACTTATTACTACTATGACACTGGCGACAAGCCGCGTCATGAGATCCCGCTCGGCAGCGATTACGTTGAGGCAGTCAAGCAATGGGCAGTCCTTGAAGCCGACCAGGGCTCGCCACATGCTTCACTAATTACGTTTAAGTATGCAGCAGACAAATACTTAACAGAAGTCGTCCCAACGAAGGCACCGCGCACTCAGGCTGACAATATCAAAGAGCTAACCAAGCTCAATGAATTTTTTAATCAACCCCCTGCTCCGCTTTCAGAAATCAAACCCATACATATTCGTCAGTACCTCGACTGGCGGCACACCGAAGCTAAAAAACGAGCTGCTGATAGAAATGCCGACCGAGTTAAATCTGGCCTCGCCCCATTAAAAATTACTGGCACAGAGGGCACCATTCGTGCCAATAGGGAGAAGGCTCTATTCAGCCATATCTGGAATAAATCCCGCGAGTGGGGCCTGACGGATCGAGCGAACCCTTGCGAAGGCGTAAAAGGCTTCAAAGAGTCTGGGCGTGATAACTATATCGATGACATCATTTACAAGGTGGTCTGGGACGCCGCCTGCGAGCCGCTCAGAAACGCCATGGACGTTGCGTACCTGATCGGTCAGCGGCCAGCTGATGTGCTCAAGATCACCAGGGCGGACATTAAAGAGGGAGAGTTATGGGTTACCCAGAATAAGACTGGTAAAAAACTACGGGTGACAATCCAGGGCGAACTTCAGGCCGTCATAGAACGCATCAAGAATAAAACACACAAAGTGACGAGCCTGTTTTTAATCGTCAACGAGCGAGGCGAGAAACTTACCGCTGCCACCCTCCGTTCACGATTCGACTCGGCACGCGAGGCGGCTGCAGTCGCGGCTAGCGATCCAGCAAGTGCAAAGGCAATCAGGGCATTTCAATTTCGAGATCTTCGAGCTAAGGCTGGGACAGATAAAGAAAGTAGTGGCGGTATGGGTGAGGCTAAAGATTTACTCGGCCATGCTGATGAGCAAATGACGCGTCGGTATGTGCGTCATCGGACGGGTAAGCTCGTCAGTCCCACCAGGTAATTTACGTACTAGTCACAAAGTAATTTAAATCATGCGCCTAAAGCGGTCATTAGTTTCGGCAGGCATTTCAGTGCTATGAATCTTGCACGTTCTACACTTTCTGGTTGAAATGCTCCGTCATGCACAATAGCATTTCTCACCTTGATTGGACCGTTCAATAATTCATCGGCCAACTCACGTGCAATAAAATGCACATCAACACCCGCTTCCTTCATAAAAGAGAG